GTGCTTGGAGACGTTCATAAAGAGTTGATTAATTGGTGGACAAGGCAAGATGCCAAGAGCCACCAGTTAGTTCTCCTACCCCGTGACCACGGGAAAAGTGCGATGGTAGCCTATCGGGCTGCGTGGGCGATTACCCGTAATCCAGCCATACGTATCCTCTATATCTCTGGTACTTCAGGTCTTGCTGTAAAGCAACTTAAGTTCATCAAGGATATTCTTACTTCAAAGATTTACACTCGGTACTGGCCAGAGATGGTGAACCCCGAGGAAAGCAAGCGGGAAAAGTGGACAGAAACTGAAATCTCTGTCGATCACCCCAAGCGAGCTGCCGAAACCGTCCGAGACAGCACTGTCTTTACTGCTGGTCTTACTACTACAATCACTGGTCTTCACTGTGATGTTGCCGTTCTTGACGACGTAGTAATTCGTGAGAATGCCGTTACAGAAGAAGGCCGCGCCAAGGTCGAGGCTCAAGTGTCTCTCTTGGCGTCTATTCAGGGCACTGACTCCGAAGTATGGGCAGTCGGCACCCGCTACCACCCCAGTGATCTCTACAATACACTAATGACGACCTTTGTAGAGGTATACGACGAGGGTGGGGATGTAGTTGATACCACGCCACTCTATGAGACGTTTGAGCGTCAGGTAGAGGACCGTGGAGACGGCACAGGACAATTCTTGTGGCCTAGAATGCAGCGCAGAGACGGCGTATGGTTCGGGTTCAGCCAAGACGTTCTCGCTAAGAAAAGAGCCCAGTACCACGATAAGACCCAATATCGGGCCCAGTACTACAATGACCCAAATGATCTTTCATCTAGCCCAGTTGACCCCGATCTATTCCAGTATTATAATCCGAAACTACTGGACCGTAGAGACGGCTACCTTCTGTACAACGGTCGGCGTCTTAATGTCTTTGCTGGCGTAGACTTCGCCTTCTCCCTAGCCAAGCGAGCTGACTACACGGCTATTGTCGTTGTCGGCATTGACGCATTCAATAATTACTATGTTCTGGATGTCGAACGCTTCAAGACAGACCGTATTAAAGACTACTTTGACACAATCCTCATGCTACACAACAAATGGGGATTCCGTAAAATACGAGCTGAAACCTCTGTGGCCCAGCAAGTTATTGTGCGAGATATCAAAGAGAACTATATTAGACCAATGGGGTTGTCTCTCGTCGTTGAAGATCACCGACCAACTCACAAGTCCGGTAACAAAGAAGAGCGTATCTCTGCCACCCTCTATCCGAAATATGAAAATCGACAGATGTGGCATTTCAAAGGTGGCAACTGTTCCATTCTTGAAGAAGAGCTTGTTCAACAGAACCCTGCTCACGATGACGTAAAGGACTGTTTGACAATTGCAGTTGACGCCTGTGTCGCTCCTACACATTCAGGACTAAATGGTGGCCCACGGTATGAAGGTAAATATCATAAACGATTTGGTGGAATGATTTAATGGGCGCTCTTGAGTCTAGACTTACTCGTCAGTTAGCTGCCAAAGGTATTAAAGATGCTAAGGGTATGGCCATTGCACTCCTTAAAAAGCGTGGCCATATGACTGGCAATGGTAAGTTAACTGCAAAGGGCAAGGGCAGAGAGAAACTTGGTAATGGTGGTCGTGCTAAAGACCGTGCGTCCAAAGCTTCTGGTAAGCCAGCGTCTGCATTCAAATACAATGCTAAAACCAATCAAGCAACATTGAAGAAGAAATAATGAGCGGTAGAACACTCGATATTAGTCAGTTGTTAACTGCTGACCAGATGGCAGTAGCCATTTCCAATCAGTTTGTGGAATGGGATTCACTTCGCTCTAGTAAAAAGGCAGACTGGGATGAAATTCGTCGTTATGTTTTCGCTACGGATACTACAAAAACTAGCAATGCACAGAACCCGTGGTCAAACAAGACAACCATCCCGAAGCTCTGCCAGATCAGAGACAACCTTCTAGCTAACTACATCAGCACCCTGTTCCCAAAGAAGCGTTGGCTTGACTGGGAAGGGGACGATAAGGCCGATGAGTCAAAGAAGAAAAAGGCGGCTATCAAAGACTATATGCTTTGGGCTATTAGTCAACCGCACTTCAAACAGACCATCGAAAAGAACCTCCTTGACTGGGTAGACACTGGCAATACCTTCGGCTCTGTCGAATGGGTAGACCACACTGTTAAAGACGAAGCTGGTGAAATCAAGTCTGGTTTTGTCGGTCCCCGTCCAGTACGCATCTCCCCTCTTGATATTGTCTTCAATCCTGTGGCTACCTCCTTTCAGGAAGCCCCTAAGATCGTGCGTACCATCGTTACGATTGGTGAAGCAAAAGAAATCATTGATCGTCTGAGTTCAACACCGGATGATCTAGAAGTATCTAATGCAGTGTGGAAGTACTGCATGGACCTGAGAGGCACTCTTTCTTCTTTCGGTACTACCACTGAGAAAGATTCGTATCTTCAGGTTGATGGTTTTGGTTCGTACCGAGACTATCTTGGCTCCCAATACGTCGAGTTGCTAACCTTTTACGGTAACTTCTTCGACATGGACTCAGCCACACTTCTTAAGAATCAGATGATTGTAGTTATGGACCGTCATAAGATAATCTATAACAAACAACATCCGTTCCCGCAAGCAGAAATTCCAATCTACCATGCGGGTTGGCGCGTTCGTCAAGACAACTTGTGGGCAATGGGCCCTCTGGAAAATCTTGTTGGTCTTCAATATCGCTTAGACCACGTTGAGAACATGAAGAGTGATATTCTCGATCTTGTTACTTACCCCCCAATTATGATTAAGGGGCAGGTCAATGAGTTCGAATGGGGTCCCGGTGAACGTATCTATCTGGATACAGATGGCGACGTAAAGTTAATGAACCCCGATGTAAATGCTCTGTCCTCCAACATTGAGCTTGGCGCGATTGAGCAACGCATGGAAGAGATGGCTGGTGCCCCGAAAGAGGCTATGGGAGTTCGGTCCCCCGGCGAAAAGACTAAGTATGAAGTTCAACGTTTGGAAAACGCAGCTTCACGCATCTTCCAGAGCAAGATTCGTCATTTTGAAGAGCACTTCCTTGAACCTCTTTTGAATGCGATGTTAATCATGGCACAGAAGTACCTCACTTCGAGCACTATCCGTGTCATTGACGACGAGTTTAAAAGCACTGTCTTCCGTACTATTACTGCGGCAGAACTCAGTGCTAACGGCAGGCTCAAGCCTATCGCAGCTCGTCACTTTGCTGAGCAAGCAGAGTTGGTTCAAAACCTCAATAACTTCTTTAGTTCTCCACTCGGCCAAGATGCCGAAATCAAAGTCCACTTCTCGGGTATTAAAATTGCTCGGATGATGGAGGAAGCTCTAGAGATTTCTGATTGGGAGCTTGTTGAACCTTATATCCGTGTTAGCGAACAGGCCGAAGCCCAGAAGCTCGTTAATGCACAAACAGAGAGTGTAGCTAGTGAAGCTGACGCCCCTGCGGGACTTATCCCCGGAGACGCAAGTCCACTTAGCCCCACCAAAGGGGGTGATCTGAATGTCGGATAATTCCCAGTTTTCAGCTCTTTGGCTGAGTAATGACAAAGGGGAAGACCGCGAGCGTACTGCCCAAGTCGTTCGTAACAATGTCTTCCTTATTACTCGGCTAAAGGAGATACTGGAAAAGCAAGCAGCAGGTATTGAAGCCCTTGAGACTTCCCTTACTGCTTATGACACTACTCAAAATTGGGCATACAAACAAGCCCATTTGAATGGTATGCGACAAGCATACAAAGAAATGATGAAGTTGACAGACTTCTTAAATTAAGGAACAGTTCGTGGAAGAAGACCTCTTTAGCGAAATTGATCTCGGCGAAGACCTAGATGACGAGATCGAACCCCAACTTGATTCACTTGTAGGCCCACAAGGCAAGTTTAAGGACATTGCGTCCTTGGCTAAAGCCAAACTGGAAGCCGACAGGTTTATTGAACGCCTGAAAGCAGAAAACGCCGAAGCTCGACAGAAACTCGGTTCTGCACATACTCTGGAATCAGTAATGAAGCAAGTTGAGCAACTCGTAGCGTCGAATAAGGTACCTGAACAGGTTAACCAGCACTTGGAAAATCAGAACCCTGCTATTATTGACGACTCCAAACTAAAATCACTTGTGTCTGAACTACTCAACCAGTCGGAGTTTGAACGTAAGGTTCAAGCAAACCGTGAAGTTGTCCAGTCTGCCATTGTTGCAGAGTGGGGTAGTGAAGCCACAGTTCAACTGAATAAAAAAGCTCGTGAACTCGGTATTTCTGTAGCGAAACTCAAAGCTGTTGCTGACGAAAGCCCTAACGCCTTTTATCGACTTGTCGGTATTGGCAGCAAGGCTGGTACACCTTCACAGGTACCTACGTCTTCACTTAATTCTACTGGGAAGGTAGTTCTGCCCTCCGGCGCTAAGCCACAGAGCCACTATAACCAGATTAAGTTGCAAGACCCAAAACGGTACTTCTCGAAGGAAACTCAGGCGCAGATGATGAATGACGCTGTTAAAATGGGCAGTTCATTTTTTGATGCATAACGGAGTTTAAATTATGCAAGACACTGGTAATACAACCCACCTTATTCGCTCTCAGGTCTGGTCCACCCAGATTAAAGACATCTTCGATGCCGAACTGTTTGCGATGAAATATGTTGATATGCTGTCCGATTTCCCGGATGGTGACACGATCAACATTCCCTCTATCGGTCAGGCCGAAGCGTATGACTACGCCGAAGGTCAGTCCATTCGTTACACCCCGATGGATACTGGTAACTTTACCTTCTCCATCACTGAGTACAAGGCTGCTGGTACGTACATCACTAATAAGCTGCGTCAGGACTCGTTCCAGTCACAGTTCCTTATTAGCCAGTTCGTTCCGAAGCAGGCTCGTGCCATTGCAGTTGCCATGGAAGTCCATGCCCTGCGTATTGGTCCGGACACTCAGACGGCTGCTAACGCCAACTCGATCAATGGTGCAAACCATCGCTTTATTGCCTCTGGCACTAGCGAAACGATCGACGTAACGGACTTTGCGAAAGCTAAGTTCTCCTTGCAGAAGGCCAACGTCCCGATGACTAACCTCGTCGCTATTGTTGACCCGTCTGTTGAGTACAAGTTGAAGACCCTCACTAACCTCGTCTCCCTTGACAACAACAAGGCGTGGGAAGGCATCGTTCGTGATGACCTTTCGACAGGTATGAAGTTCTCCTTTAACATCTTTGGTTGGGATGTTTACGTATCCCAGTTCCTGAAGACTGGTGTCAATGAAACCATTGGTGCTAAGACTTCTGCGGCTGGTGTTGCGAACTTGTTCTTCTCGGCTACTCCGGACTCGAATCCGTTCATCGGTAATGTCCGTCAGGCTCCGAAAGTCGAAAGTGACTACAACAAGGACATGCAGCGTGAAGAGTACGTTACGACTGCACGTTGGGGTATGGCTCTGTTCCGCCCTGAATCCCTTGTTACCGTCATTTCTGACACTGACCAAGTAACATTCTAATAGGAGAAACATTATGACTGCATGGGTTAACTCTGACGGTCTCGTTGTCCAGTTTGGCACCGATGAAGCCGTTCTTGCTAAAGCCGGCGAATACCCGGATGGGATCGGTAATACGCGAGTAATCGAAGTTAAGGTTACTGCTACCGGTCTGGCCGCTACCCCGACGCTGCTTGATGAATATGTAAGCATTCCGAAGAATGCCCGTATTGAGAAGGTGGATGTCGTTACTGAAACGGCTGTTACGTCTGGTGGTTCTGCTGTCCTCAACTTTGGTGTTCGTGCGCTAGATCGTACGACTGCCATTGACGAAGATGGTATTATCGCAGCTTTGCCAATTGCCTCGTTCAACGCGGCTGGTGAAACTGTCTCGCTTACTGCGGGTGTGACGTATGGTGGTCCCCTCTTGGGTACGACTCTCTCACAGGCTGGTCTGCTTTATGCTGACTACGATACTGCTGCATTCACGGCTGGTGTTTTCACTATCCGCGTCTTCTTCCGTATCCTCTAACTAAACTACGGGGGCGCGAATGCCCCCTTCTTTCTTTTACTTCGTAAAGCTCTCATGAGCGAATCTTTAGCGTTGGAGCTATAATGGCCAAGGTTACTCTCTCAGACGTAGCGAACATCAGCGGTGCCGAAAGTGCCGCTATTGGTGTTTTGAACGCTAACTCAGAC